TCCTGATCAGTAGGACCAGTAACACCAGAGATGTTAACTGCCACACCCACAGAGAATCCGTGGTTCTTGGGGTTACCCAATTCATCCACGGTAAATGCTGTTGCTGTTTGACCATTTCTAATTATCTGTGATACTGCAAATTCGTCAGAAATCGGACCAACGATTCTGTTTTCCTCAACCCTTGCCTGCATTTGGTCTTGAGAGACAATACCAGAGGTATCAGGGATAACAGCGTAACCTTTTGATATCTTCTGATAGTATAACTCTAGATCTGGTACATCAGCAAACTCAAAACATGTGAGTTTGTGGTGTGAGAAGTTTGGAGCTATCTGTGATAAGTCATCACGATAGTATACACCAGTGTTGTCACCATCAAAGAATGACATCTGCCAGAAATAACATCCACCAGTTAGTTTGAATATAGCAGACTCAACTGGTTCGTTAGCAGCAGTAATACCTAGGGATCCTTGTACTGTTGGATACGGTACATACTTAGGTACAATTTTAGTTCTTCTGAGGTCGGATCCCACGACTGAACAACCTCTGGGTACGACAACGCCACCAGAAGTTGAATTGAATTTATGAAGCTCGTTAGAGGGGGAAGTGAGGTCAAAGTTAGTATTCTCATTAAATGGTTGGATCTGATTGTAATCAGCTAAACCAGGTCTATTGTCTATCACATACTCAGATGGATAGAGATAGATGGAGAAGGCATCAAACTCGTCGTTTGATAGACCCACTCTATATGAAAATCGTGCTACCTCAAGGAATGCACGTTGTAACGTCTTAAATGGACGCAATGCAGAGTTACCTCGGTTGTCGTATGCATCCGATGCATCAAAATCGTCGGGGTTGACGTATATAATACGACCCGTCCTCGACGTGATGATATTTTTAAGACGAGTTAGTGCCATTCTTTTAGAATCCTATATTGTTATTTATTAGGCTGCTCCACCGCCACCTGCACTAGAGCTCACTTTCGTCATGTTAACCACAGGGAAGTCATCAGACTGTGTTTCAAATCCATTAACCACATAACTAATGTCTGCTGCACTAGAATATACAAGTATATTCTGCCCAGGTCCAACTATAATAGATGTATTCTTATCAGTCACATTAGCAGCAAGTGCCTTACCGTAGAACATGTAGTCCTCTCCATTGTATATTCCTGTCTGATCTGTATTAACACCTGTGCTAATTGTAGCAACGTTAAATGTTAATGCAGCACCTCCACCACCACCTAGTTGTGCATCATTGATAGTGAGTGTATCAGCAGCAGCATGTCCATATCCACCATCTAATATGGTGATAGATGCTGCTCCAGACCCATCAACTACAACAGTTAACTTAGTAGATGCTATATCACCAGATCCAGCTGTTGCATTGGGTGAAATTGAAGTATATGTACCAGCACTACGAGATGCGTCCGCACCGCCAATAGTGTCTAGTGTTAGTGCTTTACCAGTCCTAACTGTCGTCATGGTACGTGTACCATTGTTTAATGTAGGAGAATCGTAGAATGCATCATTTGCAGCAAATGCACTCGATCCTACACCTAATGATACTTTTAAATGACATTGGTCAGCGTCATATGACTGGACATATCCAAATGCTCCAGGAGTAACACCACTTGCTTGAACTGTTTGAGTGATCTGGTTAATAGTAAAGGTGTCTCCCTGTACTATAGTCTCACCAGATACATCATAAATGAAGATCTCTTCGTAAGAAGGAGTTGTATCTGTGTTTGCTTGGAAACCAATACCAGTAGTACTACCAGCAGGGGTGCCATCTGCATACACAAATAGTGACGTTGCTGTGTCTGCTGTAACTTGCAATGAAGTATATGCTCCAGAAGTACCAGCAGTACCTACCTTACTAACTCCTGAAGTATACTCAGTACCTGTACCGTTAGTACCTTCAGCGTCATCAGCAGAGAATTTTAATGGATAGTTACTACAAGAAGCATCCGTTAGATCCCACTTATACGTCCTATCTATTTGAATCTGTGCTATCTGATTATATAAGTGATCCGTAGCAGCAACACCTGTCTCAGTAGTAAGATACTTAGTAACTATAGTAGCAGAAGAGCTTACACTATAGTTTAGAGTTGCAGATGCGTTTGACTGTGCTCCAGTAATAGTTTCACCTTCAGTGAAATAATTTAAGAGATACAGTCCATTATCTGTTAATAGAGTTACACCAACACCATTGTTATGGTCAACATCAGCAGTACCATAACGTCCTCTCTCTACAGTGAGGTCATTACCTGCGACATCAGTGATTGCTAGTAACTCATTATCAATCTTTATAATACCACCAGTAATAAATCCAGTTGAGTCTACCACAGTTAATGTACTATCACCAGCAACATAAGTACCACCTTCATCAATGGTGGTTGTGGTTGCCGATTCTGACCAAGCGTTGACTGCGGTACCTGCCTTGATAGCAGCAGCAGTTGTGCCTAGTGCACCTCTAGTGATTGTTAATTCATTAGTGGAAGTGTTAATACCACCAGCATTGATAGTTGCAATTTCTGTGTCAGCAGATGCAGCAGGACCAATGTTGATATACATCCCGTCAGCAAGACCCGTATTCCTTGAGATACTAACTGAAGTAGCGTTAGATGCTGCATCAGTATATTGTAACCATGTCTGAGTGGTACCAACGATACCTCGGAATAGAGCAGTGAAACTTGAAGTAGATCCAGTTAATGTCTCACCACCTGAGAATGTACCTGCAAGTGAGTCAGCAGCTAATACAGTCTGACTAACTTCTTTTACTATTGTATAGAGTATAACGTCTGAAGTTGGTTTAAATACATCCAATATCTTTGCCGTTGCATTATTGGTTGTAGTAAACTCAGTACCAGGAATTGCTTCTGAATACTGGAATCCAGGTTGTAACTGGATCTTATAAGCGGTAATCGGATTACCCTTAGCAAACTTATAAGTGGATGTGTTTAAACCATCCAAGTGTAAGACTTGATCGTAGTCTCTGAGAGCAGCTCTATACGTTACACCTGATCCAGACTGATTGCACACATTCAAGACTGTGCTACCACTCAGTGTCGGTGGACACTTATATAAAACTGTATTTGTTGTTGCTCCTGGTTTGTCAGCAGCTAGTCTTCCTGCGGTCATTGTTTACTTACCATCCTGACATAAAATGTGATTGTAGTCTAATTTGCCCACCTAGGACAGGTGCTGCGAGTGCTCCACCGAAACTAATAGCAACATCACTAATGTTATTAGTTGAAAGTAGCGTTGCATCGGCATTTGGAAACTGGATTGATACCCCATCAGTTATATTAGACATGTCAAGGGTTACTAAACCGTTGACGTTATCTGGGTTATTTATCTTCGCCAGTTCCAGCGTTTTATTGTAGAGGTATTGAGTCTTCCTCTCAGAGACGAGGACGTTTGATGCTGTACCATTATTTAACGGTGCAGCAGGATCATCATCTGGGAAACTAAACTGATAAGTCTTGTTATCTTCGATATTTGATAGATCAAACTGTATCTTACGTCCTAAACCATCAGCAGGGTCAGTGTCGCAAAATATTGCTCCTTTATAAACCTTGTTCTCAATTGTTTGAGAAGATGCTTCACCAACAACCTTAATATTAAGGTCTGGCCATGTAACTTGTCTGTCCTGTGAGAGTTCTGATGAATCAAAGATTACGTACTTCGTAGGATTGTTTTCATCATTTGAAGGAGTATTTGAGAATGTGGGGTTAACCATATTCTTATTGAAGACATTCTGTGTAGAGATGTCATCAAGTAAGGTAGATTGTGTCTGTGCTGCTCCGAAGTCTGGTAACTTATAGGTGTGTGCACCTGGTGATTCCCATGCGTCACACTCAAACTTAGCGATCTTTGCGGTGTCTGTGGTACCTGTGATCTGTAACTCAGCGTCCTTAATAAGGATAGTCTTGTTAGTTAAAGTCTGGAATGTGTCGTTAGCAACTAAGGTTGTGCTGGTGTTTGTTCCTACGTTAGGTAGATCAAAACGTCTAGTACCTGACTGTGTAGAAATAGTATCTACGTTAAAGTGAGCTCTCTTAGCAGGGTTTTGATCACCCTGTAAGTAAAACTGCACGTCAGTCTGGATAATAGGTCCAGCGACTGTGAAATAACCACTACCTTGAGGGGTCATTTCAATACTTGAGGTAGCTGATGCAGTATCAATTGCTCTGATTAACAGAGTACTTGATCCATCAGTGTTTTCCCTTCTACTATTATAGAACGCAGCAGTACCAAAAGTTAGACCAATTTCATTGATCGCACTCTGATACACGCCCGAATCTCGGTCAAGGTCAAAAGCTAGTCCTGGTGCAGTCTGACTACCTGCACTAAGTCCACGGAAAAGTTGATTGATCTTTGCTTTTCTATTTGGTATTAGCGGGTCAGATATAACAATAGGAAGAATAGCTTCGCCAGTCACCAAGTCATTCGAGATTGTTTCTAACTGGGATATTCTTTTAGTTGCCACAGAATTTCAGTACAATTCTTACAGTTTTATTTATAACCGTTATCAACCTGTCTTTCTTTATTTCTTATAATGATACAGTCATTGCCATAATCCACTGCAAATTCAAGTTCATCATCAGGATCCCACATGAGTTCCTCGTACATCATGTTCAACTTGTCCATGTCTTCCCAGAGTTGATTTGGATTAGGCATAATGTCCTAGGCAATAATATTTGTAAATTGTATCAGTGATTACACACATATTTCTTATAAATAGTGGTAGAATTGGGGAGTATAAATGAGTTAAAACTTATTTAGTATGTTTTCAAATCTACGGAGATACCATGATAAAAATGCCACAAAATCAATTAGCTGAGTGGAAGCACTTAAAGGATGATCGTTGCCTCACTACACCACAAGACGAATTAATTGATGATTACTTCAATTGTATGATAATGAGCAACGGCAAAGAGGAAGAAAGAATATGTCAATCACTGCTTTGTTAAAATCCAAAGTGTTTCAAACTTTTCCACACTAACTTAGTGGCTTGGTATCTCCCCCTTTAATTAGGGGGTTTTTTATGTTCAATAAAATCTTGGTTGTTGTACTTCTACATCAATAGTATCAAATATTCTATTAAGTGCACCAGCAAACTGTCTGTAACCTGATCCAACATATAACTGACCTAGAAATACTGATATAGTAGCAGCACCCCAGAATAGGTAATAAAATCTACTCTTTACCTGTGCTCTTCTCTTCTCTGTTCTTAGACTCATTTTCCTTCATACTTTGCACTATTCTATCATAATCTGACGCACTGTCAAGCAATGCTTTCTTTAGATCTTCGTAATCCCATTCAATCTCTTCCATAGGTTGAAAAACTTAATGAACATCGTGGTCCATGATTAAAAGGATGATGATACACATAGGCAGGTATAAAGATAGCATCTCCAGGCTCTAACCTATGGCATATTCCTGTATCAAATTTATATGATGTCTCTCCTATTGCTTGTACAATAAAGACATCCATGTCATCATTATGTCGGCCAAATGTATCACATAACTTAGAAAAAGAAATGTAGGTATGCATACAAGTCATACCTACATCTTCCATTACCGCTTCATATATTGGACGTACATTCTCAGGAACATACTGTCCATGACCAACTATGACTGGTAGAATTTCATCTGGATATTTGGTATTAGAATAACTAAATTGGCCATCTAGTACATCCTCATCCAATTTCTCTATGATATCATCCCACGTCACATCAGGAAGGGGATAATATTGTTTTATAAATTCAACTCCCTCTTCAGAAAGCATCTAAGTCACCACCATGCCTTACACCTTGTGCATATGCAGGTGGTTGAAAGGGATCTTCTTTAATAGTATTCTGGACTTCTGCCCAATCAGCATCAAATAATTCTAATCCTTTATCAGTAAGGACATGCTTATATAAGTTATTGAATATTTTAGGTGGCATGGTAACTACATGTGCACCATTCCAGAATGAACGAGTGACCTTATATGCGTCACGAATAGATGCTGCAAGTATCTGTGTCTTGACTCCTTGCACTCTATAAACTTCACTTATTGATCTGACAACCTCCAACCCAGCAACGCTATTATCGTCCAACCGCCCAATAAAAGGACTGACGTACGTAGCACCTGCCTTTGCAGATAAGATAGCTTGAGCAGCATTGAATATAAGCGTAACATTTACCTTGATTCCCTCCGAGGATAGTACTTTACATGCTCCGAGTCCTTCTCTGGTGCATGGAACCTTTATTGTAGCAACGCCACCAAACTTGTTTGATAAACGTAAACCTTCTTGTAACATTTCATCAGCGTCACCAACTACCTCCATGGAGATATCTGGTACACCAATATCCTTTATCTCAGAATAGACATCCTCTGGATCTCTACCTGATTTCATAATAAGAGTAGGGTTTGTAGTGACCCCATCAACTAGACCTGTAGCAAACTCCCCTCTTATAATGGAAGTCTCAGCAGTATCTAAGAATATTTTCATATTGGAAAACCTCTAGTATCAGTCATTTCACCCAGTGCTTCATTAACAAACTGTCGTGTACCAACAGGATCTGGTTTGAATTCTTCTGGATTTGGTATTTCTATATTATCATCTTCTCTGGTAACTGAAGCAACAGGTGAGACAATGCACACAATACCATTATGTGTGGTCACCTTTAATGTATGCCCTTTCTCGACCAGTTTAAGTGAGAAAGCTATACTCTCTTCAAATTCTGTTTGTGATAGATCTATTATATTCATGGGAGATAGGTTATCATTTCATCTGGAATCAATTCTCTAAAGGTACTTAGTGTTTCAGTGAATCCTTCAGATCCCTCATCATCAAACTTCCAAGTAACTACTTCATCACACCCATCATCTGCCATAATCTTGACCGTCCTCTTAGGGATATTGACCCAGATATGCTCTAGGTATTGGTCATCATCATAATCATTCATAGGTTTAGAGACTCGCTTCCTACCAAGTATACACTAGTTCAGGAGAACTGGCAAGCCATAGATCTGACATGGACCAAATCCACAACCAGCAGCAAGGTATCCCGTAGCACATGAGTATGATGCCATACCAGTGACCACCTGGTTTATCAGCGATCCTGAAGGCACAAACTCAGCAATCACACCCGTAGGTGCTGCCACGAAGGTAGCATGGAGTGCGTTCTGGGATCCTGCAAGTATGTCTGCCATACTGGATGGTACTGTGGTACCAATCGAGATCCTAATCTGTGATGGTGGTGCAGCAGCAGGGAATGGTAGGTCACATGTGATGTCCACAATAGCACCCTTAACCATACTAAACTGACCAGTTAATGCTGCAAATGGGTTGAATAGAGCAATAAACTCAAATCTACCTGCATTTAGGAATGATGTAATAAAGTTTGCTTGGTTAACTATCTCACCATCAGCAATATTTTCAATAGTATTACCTTCTATCTTAACGTTTTGTGAGTTAATCATTAACGATTCGATAGCAGCGATACTAACCTTAGCACCCTGTATCTTAACCTCACCAGTATATGCTATATCGTGGTCTCCTTCCTTTCTAGCAGCAGACTTCTGCTCAGTAGTATCATTAAGTTTACCAGTTAATTGTGGACCTGTTGGTGTCCTACCAAATCTATCAGCATCAGGTGCGTATGGTATCTTACTTACTGGATAGAATCCACCTACATTCTGCTCTTTAAGTACTGCATCTCTTTCCATGGTAACACTAGACTTATAGTTTAGGAAGTTACCACCTGACCCTAAATTATTTGCTGTGTCTACATTAGACTGAGCATTATTTGATTGAGTCTGTGTATCAGCAGGTATTTGACCTGAAGTTACGTTGGTATCTGCATTCTTAGTAGCACCACCCTCACCACTTGTATCTGGACTCTTAGAATCTCCACCTGACTCAGACTGTGGTCCTTGTGAGTTGTGCTCATTCTTAGCACCTGTTATCTCTTCATGGTAATTACCCATGACCTTAAGATAGAAGTCACCCTCAACTGTTAGACAGTAGTTACCTTTAATAGTCTCACACTTATCCTTAGCAATGATCTTAGTCTGGTTGTTAGGTACGTTAACATGCTCATTACCATGAGAGTCTTGGAAACTGGTTACACCACCTGGACCTGACGTTATCTGCTTCTCTTTACCTGGCGTAGCATCATTAATAATCTTAGCCCCATTAAGAGATGTCTTAGTCTCCATTAAATATGGGTTAATATTCTGGAACATCTTATCGATGTAACTACCAGTCTCTTTTATCTTATTAAATAATCCTCCTGCTCCTCCTCCACCACTACTTCCTTCATATAGATTACCTACATCAGCAAATGGTGTACCCTTGATAGCATCTTCTATATTATCGCACTCCGTGGATCCTATCAGTGGGAACCACATCTTAGACTTCGGCCTCTTTATCTTTCTGTTACAACTCTTTTTAAATAGTGCTCCAAGGATTGCCATTAAGATTTGTAATAGAGATCCCCAGTCTAATGATGTGAAGTCAAACTCCATAATCATCTGGACTGTCTCACCTAACGCTCGTGCTGCTCCTGCCATACCTTTGGCAACACCAACAGCACTTATAACATCACCTGCAACATCTCTTACACGATTCATTGATGAGGTAATACCCTCAAGAATACGGTTGCTTAATCCTTTAACAGCAGAGTCAATGGCAGTACCGATTGCAGACGTAGCTATCTTGTTCACAGCTAGGGCTGCCATCTGGTTCGCAAAGTTCACCGTATCCGATAGAGCACTTTGCACCAGTCCTAACCACATTGGCTTCTTAGCACAAAATAGGTCAAAGATCTGTGATAGGAATGCCATCAACATATTGATGACAACAATAGGTATAAACTGAGATACGATCTTCACAAGTATCGCTACAACCTCAGCAATTAGTTTTGCTAGTAATTCTTTTAATGGTGCAAGGATACCAGAGATACCACTGGATAGGAAGTTAATAACCTTACCTAGATGCTCTCTTACCTTATCTCCTGCCATCTTATTACCTGTGGCAACAGAGACAAATCCACCTGGTCCTGATGCCATGGTAGATGCCATCTCACCTAACTCAGTTAACATCCTTGTTAGGTCAGTCTCAAATCCTTTACCAGCTGGACCAGCAACACCATCACCAATACCATTAGCATTAGTTGGTGGTTTAAATGGGTTAGTTACAGCATTACCTGGTAATGCTTGTATAGCAGTACTGATACCACCTCTTGCTTCTTCTACACCACCATTAGCATCTGCTGGTGTAGTACTCTGGACTTTAGGGAATGGGTTACCATTCATTGCTTCCTGACCACCCAGATCCTTCTGTGAGTTAGTATTAGTCTTATTATCCTCAGCGTTCTTAGCGTCTGCAATAGTAGTCTTCTTATCTGCCTTATCCTGTTGGAAACCCCTGAACGCACCTAAGACGCATGGCATTTGTGCTCCCTCACCATCGAGGAAGAAACCTAATACCCATGCGCCTGGTTGTAATTCTGTTGTAGTACCTGCTGCTTTAGTCTGTGGTTGGTCACAAGGTAAAAGAACAGTAGCCCACGGTAATATCTCCGTAGGTACATCTTTAGTATATGCCTCCCTACTCTTACTACCAGTGTACCATCCTAATATACGTACCTTGACACGACCTAGCTCAGAAGGATCATCGACATGCTCGACTTCTCCTACCCACCAAGTGTATCCATCCTTTCCTAAAAAATCGGTACCAGTTCTACTCATTGTATATAACTTTTCTTTTATTTAGCAAGTCTAGTGAAAAGAAATTCACCTTCCGACTCTTCTTTACCCCATCGGAAAGCACCTGTCTTCAAATCATACCCAGTATCTATTGCTCTGTACTCTGTGCCATTGAATCTTATTTTGGAGACCATCCGTGTCGTACCCTGGATGCATTCTCCATCAGGATGCCCATGCCACCAGTTGTCCACATACTGCCATATGAAAGGGCAAGAAGGCTTACCAGTAAGAATATTATACGTTTTGGAGTAAATAACATTTTGATCCATCTCCTCCAATTCATACCTTATTATATTATAAGGATCGTCTTCACCCTTATATTTGTACCAAGACTTCGCTTCAATCTGCCGTTCCGACATACTGGTCAGCCGAATATCGATTTGAGGCCACCTTGAGGGGTTGCTCATCGCTTGTCTTTGATTTCGATAATGACCTACTAAAAGGTCTATGAATTTCACCATCACAAGAATACTCTTCCCTATACATATCTATCTTACGAATAAGACCATCATACACCTGTACTTTGTCAGGTGTATGACGCTGTAAGTCTAAACATGCTTCTCTTAACTGGTGCAATTCGTGCTGATTAAACTGCATAGCAAATAACATTGGACGCTCACTATTTAGTCGTCGTACACTAAGCACTCTGGCTCGTCTGGATGCATCTCACAAAATAGTTCAATAGCATTTGGATCGTGATGATCTCCTGCTACGATTTCGTCATGATGATGTTGCTCATAAACTTCAAGTTCATGAAGTTCTTCTTTATAATGTCTTCTTGCAGCAGGATTCAATTGAGGATCATCTAATAGATCCTTATCGTGCTGAATATGTTGTTCGATTGTTTGCATGGTCCTTACCCCAAGCTGTATAGTTATTTATATGAGTATTATATCAAATAACTTACGCATCGCCACTGCGAGGTAGGGAATCCCTGACTAATTCTAAGTTTGTTGTTATACCACTTCTCTTGTAAGTATGCTTCAGACCTGCGATTACATACTTTCCACTAAACTTTTTATCTTGTTTTACGTTAGCACCTTTCTGTCTTGATCCTGGAATAATCAGTTTGATTAATGACCCAGCACATAGTCCTACATTACCTGGCACCTCAATATTCAACTGAATTGCCTTTAATAATGTGTAACGTGCAGCAGCATATTCTGCACATGCCATATAATCATCATCAGATCTGGTACCATTGTTAGGCATGCTCTTAGATGCTTGATTCTTTAACCCAGGTAATACTCTATACTTAATCCTAGTTGGTTGTGACTCACTTAAAAACTCTGGTGTTTTAAATGGTGGTACAGTCTCGACAGTAGTTGCTTTAGAGAACAACTTCTCATATGTCATCACCCTAGCATCATTCAGAGTACCAGCAGGTTCATACTCAGTCTTAGAAGACTTAGGTGCACTTGCATCTTTAGGTGTGGGTAATGCTATACCTATAGCAGAAGACTTATAGACACCCATCCTCATACTCTTCAGATGATTTGCCTTGTCTGGATATTGTATATTCTCTATAGTATAGTATTTGTTTGCTGGCTCAGTACCTTTCTGCACATAGTTGTACGTGTATATGTTTCTAGTAGCACCACCATCTGCAATAGAATCAATAGATCTAAAATTAAATCCGTTTGAATTCTCCCAGAACAAATAACCTGATTGCTTGTCACTACCCCTGCTATTCTGTAGTCTGGTGATCTTATCACTCATAAACATGATAGTATCTACTGGTTTCCAGCTGGGAGATATGAAAGTATACTTTGAGTGATTCTCAAATCCATGCTTCTTGATCTTCTTAGATCCTTTCAAATACTCTTTAACAATATACTTGGGTACATTCTCTACATCTTTCGCCCCCTTCCCTGGTCCAAATGCCTGAAAAACTTTAAACTGCTCATTATTGTACATCTCTGGTGATACAGTATGAAGAATGTACATCTGTCCTCTCTCAGACTTAACGATGCTACCTATCTTATAGACCTGCATTGTTATTTCTAACTTCTCATCCTTGAGTGCACTCTCAGTGGTTATGTTGACATTGATCTTCTCACCACCCTGTAACATTAAGTTAAAGTCAACTGCATCTAAGATAGTGAAATCACAGCGAAGGAAAGGTGACTCAATGGATTCCATGTATTCAAAATCCATTACCATCTCTTCTATATTCCACTTCTTATCATTCATAGTCACAAGTTCAATCTTATTGACCGTCATCCCTCTGGAATTTTGGGATGCTTGACCCTTCAACTCCACCGTCCCAGGTGGGGGTGGAATAGGGGGTGCTGATGATATCATTACTGGCATGCTCATGTTACATCAACTCCGATGGGTTTATCATACTCTCTTGGATTAAACCAAATTTAGGCATCATATAATCATGAGAATCATGTCTCTCTTCACCTGGAAGTGCTAGTGGTACGTCTTCTGCACCACCACCTGTATCTATTGGTGGTGCATTAACTACATTAACACCTCCTCCACCACCTGACATGGCTGCCACTTGTAATTCTTTCTTCTTAGAAGTTTCATCTTGCTTTGCACTCTCTAACCTACTACCACTAGAATTAATTGATGATGCAACCTGAGCTAATCTATGCGATTCTGTGCCTGGAATAAATTGATTTGTCTGGAATTTGACATCCTGAGCAATCTCTTCACCTATCTCTTTGAATTGTTCAGCAGTCATATTCTCATAACCATACTGCTTCCCTATCTCTTTCAACTTCTCTGCATACTTAGGATCTTGAGCCATGTCTACTACCATTCTTACTTGGTCAGCAGCAGCTCTACCCAAATCAATATTCTGACCATCCTGAGTCATCTTCAACCCTAATGGTAGTTTTTTATTATTCTCTTCATCAAGTTCTGCTTGTAGAGCAGGATTAGGTGCCACAGTATTAGTGATACCGAAATGTTGCTTCATCGCATCCATTCCCATATTCACAAGATTATCCATGTCAACTTCACCACCCTCTGACTTCTCTTGTAACTTACCACCCTTTGAGTACGTTGGTAGGAAACCACCCATCAATGCTTGACGCATCCTCATGGAAGTTAATCCTTTATTCTTTCTTGTTGCTGGTGTATCGAATGGTACTACAAATGCACCACCACTAGACTTCTGTGCAACATACTCCTTACCATGTCCTATGAAACTGGTTGACTTACCACCATCAAGACTAACAGGATAACCTGATTGAGGACCATTAATCCATCCACCTTTAGCGAATCCATCATAGAATCCACCTTTAGACTTCTCTTCTTTAGGATCGTACTTATAATCACTATCTGCAGTACGACTATCCTCCATCATATCTTTTAATTCTTTTCCACCTTCATGACTATAGGTATCTTCAGTAGAAGTTTCTTCTGTATACTCAGACTCAGAATTAGCACCTCCACCAGGAGTAAAGAATTTCAATACAGTAGTTAATGCCTTCATTCCTAAGAATAAGGGGAAGAACATTGTCTTGACACCTATTCCTAGTATCTTGGTTATCATTGGTAGATGAGGTTCCACTGCCTTAAGGATACCACTCATAAAATCACCAAGTACGACAAAGAAATCCCCAAATGCCTTACCAATGGGTTCCATTACCTTACCAAAGACTTCACCTACCTGACCAACAAACTTCTTAATTGGTTCAATGACTGGCTCTAATGCTCCACCTATTGCTTTACCTGCCTTACCTCCTAAGAATGCTCCAGCAGCACCTGCAAGCATACCCATTCCAGGTATACCAGTAGCAGCACCCAATGCAGATCCTATTGCTTGACCTGCACCTGCACCAACACCTGCACCAGCTATCTCTGCTCCACTACCACCTTGCTCTTTAACTATCATAGCAGCAGCAGATCCAGCAGCTAGTGATCCTAATACTGCTCCTCCACCACCTCTCATAAACTTACCTACCTTGGGTAAGATTTGTTTAGCTACACCCTGTATACCACCTGCTACACCTTTAAACAGTTTAAAACCTTTCTTTATACCTGTTAAGGCTGCCTTCTTCATTCCTCCAAAGGCACCTCCCAGTTTAGATATTACCCATCCTACCGCTTTTACTGTACCTATAGGATTCTTAAGGAATGCTAACCCTAGGAACAATGGGGCTGCTGATGCAATGAACTGAAGTGCACCAAATAATCCTTTCAAACTAATAGGATTCTCTAGGAATTTCGTCAACCCATCTAAGGATGAACCTGCTAAGAAACCTACTATCTTAAATACAAACTTACCTATAGCAGCGAGACCCTTGAATAGTTTCTCTACCTTATCAGGATTATTAGCTACCCAATCAAAGACCTTATACAGACCCATGACAGTGAATAACCACTTAGCAATCTTAACTATTCCACTGAATAGACCACCAAATGCTTTAGTACTTCCCTTCTTAAATGCTTCTGCTATCTTCTTGAGTGCTGGTTGTGTCTCTGACTTATTCTCAGCATCATCTCTAGCTGCCTTACCTCTTCTCTTCTTCTCTTCTACTTGCTTTGCTTTATCTCTCTTCTCTTCATTCTGAGCTATCTGATCTTCTTTCTTGATTAATGCTTTGTTATTAGATATCTGTGTAGCAATATTAGTTCTCCATCCCTCAACCATTGCTTGAGAGTTTAGTGAAATACTATTAAGAGTCTGACCCAAAGAGTTCATACCAGAAATCACCGACTGCATGCCAGTATTGGTACCCTTATAAGATACCATCTTATACAGTGCTGCTCTCTTTACTTTAACTGTAGGTGCGTCTGCCATATTAACTTAACATCGCTGATGATGGTGAGTACACAGGAATAACATTAGTTCCACCATTGTTATTTATTACCTGTTCAGTAACAACTGTGGTCTCACCCTTAACTACTAATGGCATCATCTCATCATCGTGATCCCTTTGTGCTTTCTCTTTAATCTTTTGTACCTTTCCAGAGAAATTTGGTGGTGAAATCTTAAGTGATGGTATTACTTTACCATAGGTGTTATTCCATGCACCTATTGCTGCATCTAATACCTTAGGTACTGCACTCTTCACACCATGTGGCATGTCGAATGACAATTCTTTAGTAACCTTCTCTACCTTCACAGTAGTACCACCAAATGGTGCTTCCTTATCATAGAAGTCAAGTGGATTTACTCTTGATAATACATCTGTCTTAGGTCTTCCAGTATGCTTAGGATCAAGTGCCATCTCCCAATGAAGATGAGGTCCAGAAGACTTACCACTATTACCTGTATATCCTAATACGGTACCTTTAGGTGTCTTCGTACCCTTCTGATGGGTTGGCATCTTATCAAGATGTGCGAAGAAATGACCATATCCTTTGTCATCTACCCAACTTATCCAGAATCCATATCCAGAATCCTTACCTACTGCCTCAACGAATCCATCTGACATTGCTACTACTGCTTCACCTATCTCTGTAGCAATATCAACACCCATGTGCATACCAGGTGATAACTTAAAGTCTCTCTCACCCATAGGTGATGTTATTAAATGTCCTCCTTCTTCCATTGGTTTAGCGAACATTGGACTACCTGCCAACACTGCTTTAACTAAACCACCCATACTATAATCTTGTGGTGTTGTTACTGGGTATATGTCTTTCATGGTACCATATACAGGTACTGCACCACCCTCTGCCTTCTCTTGACCCATCTGAAGGACTTTACCTCTAGTCCTTATTACTTTCCATGCAAAACCTATAGGATTCTTAGCGAATGCTATAAGATTCTTCACTCCATTAATAACCTGACCTATTATCCACTTGATAGCATCAACAGCAGCACCAAAAACGAAGGAAATAAAGTTCCCTATCATCTTAGCACCTTTCATTAGTAGATCACCAATGCCACTTAAGAATCCCATAAGTGCATCAAAGGTCTCTTTAAAAGGTGCAAACACCTCTTTCATAACACCCCATATCACCTGACCCCACATCTTAAACATCTTACCGAGTGGACCAAATATAGGTTCTATAATTGGACCTAGAGTCTTACCTACCCACTCACCTAAGAAACCACCAATAGCATTACCAACGATAGGTGCAAATGGACCTAGGAATGGACCTAGTAACGCAGTACCTACTGCACCACCTATTAAACCACCTGCTGCCTGTCCAACACCTGCACCTATAGCAGCAGACTTCTTCTCACCTGATGCTATACCTGATGCTATACGTGCAGCTCCACCCAATACAGATAGACCTCCTGCTGCTGCACCTGGTCTTGCCTTTGCAAACTTACCTACCTTACCAAAACCTTTCTTGCCGAATTTGAGTCCTTTCTTACCCATTATTCGACCACGTTGCTGTAACTTACTGAGTGGTCCTTTCTTTGCTCCCTTAAATTGTCCTTGGAATCTATCTTGTGCTTGTTTCTGGTAAAGGTCAGACTTCATCCCCTTACCTGCTTGCTTACCTCTCTTAAGGTCTGCTCTCCTAGCAGACTTCTGAATCTTCTCGTACTCTTCTTTACTGTATATTACACCCGTCTTTTTATCTCTATACCCCGTACGTCTCGATGCAGCACTCTGTTTTATCTCTTCTTGTGTCTGAGTATTCCTAGCAAATGTCTCTCTAATACCATTAAAATCTGATATTGCCTTCCATGGCATTAATAGGTACTGTGCTGTCTTAAATGCAGCAATACCACCTAATAACTGGAAGACTCCTAAGAATGCTCTTAGTCCTCTCTTAACAGGGTTCTCTTCAAAGCTACCAAATATATTGGTAAGACCATTCATTATCCCATTGATACCAAACCCTAGTATCGAGAATGCAAACTTACCAATAGCAAATATTAATTTGAATACCTTCTCTGCTTTACCAGGATCTTTATCCATCCAGTCAAAGATACCGTACAGGAGAAAACCACCAATGATTGCCTCTAAGAAACCTCCTATTCTCTTAAAGAATCCCTCAAATGGTTTTTTAATGGTATCCCATCTCTTCTTGACAGGTTTATCAGCTTCTTTCTCTGCTTCTTCTAATGTCTTCTCTACTTTATCCCTCTTCTTCTTTCGGAACATCTTCCTGAAAGAATCAATACCTTTCTTCCATATACTCTTATCTTTCTTATCTTTATCATCTAATTTCTCTGTCTTCTCTGCTATGTCAGTACGAAGCCAATCACGTTGAAACTCAATGATAGTATTAGTTTCAAAGAAATTATGTGCTATGCCCTCTGTTACAACACCAGTACGATTGATTCCCTTACGGATCGCATTAAAGTCTTCATCTAACTTACTTGAGATCTTAAATGGTTTAATTGTAACAAACGATTTAATTGCCATTAGAGAGACATTTTGTTTTCTTCTTGTTTCTGCCTTCTTTCTTCCTCTTGTATATGAGCAATAAGAAGATTCACATAAACATCACGTTCCCAAGGCATCATATTCTCTAATTCAGTCAGAGAGTACTTGTGGTGTTGCATTAATGCGAAATTAGTCTTGTAGTAATTCTCAAGACTATCATGCATTAGGGCTACTCGAAAAAAGATGCTAGACCTTCTAACTGTAGCTCACTGGTAACCTTAGTCTTAGGATTATAGATTGGAATAGTATACGCTAACTTAGGCATTGTCTGGAAGAAATCTTGTACCTTCTGGAATTGCTCAGAATTGAGTCCTTCTAGGAAGTCAAGTGCTTCTGTCTTAGTAAACGTGTCATATACCTCTTCTTTATCCCATACTTGGTCTATACAACCAGCTGCAAGTTTAAAGATATCATCAATATCTGGGTTTTCAGTAAGATTCTGTTGAATGAATACATCCAATGATGGATATTTCATCTTGATACCTACATTACCATCTAACTCAATTTTGTTAGTGTGTCCTTCAGGTACCTCAACACCTACCTTATCCAGTGGTATTTTCACATCGACCTTTGTTTCATCATCATCTGGTGCAGTGACTTTAAATTCACTCACCTCACCAACTGCCTTAGATCTGATCTTAAGGAAGATGTACTCAATCTCGAAGGTTGCGAGATCTTCTACTTTTCCTTTCAAACTGGTGCAGTTTTTAATTATTGTCTTCACTGCTTTAATCATCTCTTTGTCGTTGTTCGACTCCATAGCGAGATAAAGCAATTTCTCCTCTTTCACTAGAAAGGGGCGGTATGTTAACTTCTTGCCTGTAATAGGCATTTCCATCTCATACTCAGGTATGGCTAACTTGGGTAAAGGCATAACGATTAATTATATTATCTTTATTTAGACACCATATCGAGCAACATCTTTCTGCTCAACATCATATCCCATTATATTGGCACTCTCATTGAAGAAGTTGATATGACGATCACCTGCATCAAATCTAGTAGCCTCACCACCAATAGTGTCAAATCTATATCTCTCGTAGTAGAAAGATATATCTAACTTCAACATATCAGTTTGTCCATTATTAAAACTAAGTGATGACATATCATACGGGAATGCCCCAAACATCTGCCAAACACCCGTTGCTCTATTTAATCTCTGTTCGTATTGTTTACCTTCATGGGTTATACCATTCCAGACAATATTGGATCCTAACTCCCACTTAGAGATCATAATATTAGTTGTGTACTCCTCATATAGAGTAACTCTATTTTCTGCATCACTAGCAGTATATTGCATCCATTTCTCAAATAATTCTCTATGTATTAAATCTTTTGTAACGATAAATGACACATTGAGGTCTGTAGCAGCAGTATCAGTAGCAAAATTACGTTGCTGTCCTACATCTCTTATCTGACCAGTAGTAATTCTTTTTCCTGGTACTGTTACATCATCAGCGAAGTAATTAATAGACTCAAATACATCTCTACCTCTTGATCTTAATACACGATCGTTCAGCATGAGACATTGAGGTAAATCTATTCTCACTGAGTACAGATTACTCCTTGCTGGCTCTTTAGCTCCACTCGCTACTAACTCACGGAACTTGGTAAAACTATTTGCCATTACTTAAGTCTACTCCATATGATTCGACTAGGTACTTCCATTGTCTTTCCTAATCCAGGCGGTTGAATAACAAATTGCTCAACTGGTAGTGGTGTCATATTCTCTAACTCTTCTTGAGGTACATTATATGCACTTGTCACACTACTCATAAAGTATTTATGGTGGCAACGCATAGGATATGAAATACTACCAGCAGCCCATGTATTTGCCATACTTTTTCTACTACTAGGTCTCAGATAATGTAGATTGCCACCTGAAAACTGCATCTTATCGTAATCTACATCTGTAATCCTAACCATTGGGAATGTATCCCAGAATGGTAGGTTAGGTGTCTGTGCTGAATAGTTGAAGAATATAATATCACCCACAGTGAAGGCACCAGTATATGACTCTAACCCATATTGCAACTGCTCACGGTACCATCCCTTACTCTGTAAAGCACCTCCTGCTAAATCTTTTACGTCTGTGAAAATACTCATACTCCTAAGTGATGCTCTGTCAGTATTAAGAAGGTCATTCTACGGTCTGCACAATATTGTCTCGCTGCTCTCCATTTTGCCTGATTCACACCATACGTCTTTACTTCATTTAAAAAAGTCTTGGTCTTTTGTTTCTGACGTTTCGGTGGGAGAGTTTGTTTATGAGGTTTAATTTCGATAATGCTCTTTGCGAGTCTTCCGTCTTTGGTTCTTGCTTTAACATAAAAATCGGGATAATAACGATGAGAACGATTGTCCAAGGGGCTACGATAAGGTATAATAATTTCTTCACTTCCCCACTCCAAAATGTTTGCATTCTTGTCACAATAGTGCATAAACTTTTTTTCCCACAAACTCCTATAAATAATCTTAGTGGGATCACCTTTATACTTATGTTTATTTTGAGGTCTGTAGATTCCTTTGTAAGACATGACGTTAGTATTCCCAACAAGTAAACCGTTAGGTGCCAATAACCGCAATAGTCGAGAGGCTATTAAGGATGAGGCAGCTTTCCCAACCAGGGTGATAGATTACCTTAAAATAGATATTTATGGTCACGAGCACGATGAAATCATCGATACAGTCTATCTATACCTACCAAACAAATTAAGTGAGAAATATACAGCAGAATATAAGAATGTTACATTAGGACCAGCAGGTGCAGCAGCAGTTGGTGCAGCACAGAAGATAGTGCAGTCTGGTGGTGACTTTGAAGGTACGTCATTTAAAGGTGAATTAAAGAATTTCGCAAAAGCAGCAAAACCATCATTAGCATTTGGTGCTGGAGCAAAAGCGATTAGTGCAACAGTTGGTGTAACTGGACAAGGAATGAGTAGTTTAAGTGGAAATGACCTATCCGCACTTACTCAAGGTAAAATATTCAACCCTTATGAAGAAGCAATCTTTAGTGGCACGAGTTTCAGGAATCACTCGTTCTCATTCAAGATGCAACCAAAAAATGCTACTGATGTCCAGACCATATACCAAATAATCCACACCTTCAGGACAGCAATGCTTCCTGGAAAGGATGGTAATAACTGGTTGACATTACCTGAGTACTTTAGAATCGCTGTGGTACGTTATACCGATAATGGTAAGAGTGAGACTATTACTAACCCAGGATATGGTGCTGGTGGTGGTATGCTAAACGCATTAATGCAATTCCCAACCAAAATGGTACTAAAAGGTGTTGATGTAGATTTAGCACCTGATGGTAATTACGCCTCATTGCAGTCTTGGACTCCAGGTAATAATTTGACTGATTTCGGTCCTGCGTCATATAACATGACTCTCAGTTTCCAAGAAACTCAATTCCTTACGAAGGAATCCTTTGATACTGTTACATCAAGAAATAGTGGATATTTCAATCTTGGTAATACCATGGAGACAGAAGCACCATTCCCAGTAGTTACTCCTCCTGGCACTCCTGTACCAGCAAGAGCAAATCCTAATAATGATAGATCCAGAAGTAACCCTAATTACTGGGCTAATCGTAGAGCATGGAGAAGAGGGGGAAGAGGTAGAACCGCTACCAGCAGTACATCAAGGAGTGATACCTAATGTCAAATTATTTCAAATATCTACCTGATGTCTATGTAAGGACATCCAGTTATAGACAGAATAACGTAGATCCTTATACTTTAGGTAAGAATCTCTTTAGAAGAATTAAAATCAAGGATAACCTAGAAGACTCTATTTTAGGTTTTACCCAATATACGATTCCAAATGGTTTAAGACCAGATCAGGTCGCACTGGAGTTTTATGGTGATATGTCAATGGACTGGGTGGTACTACTGACGAATAATATCATCAATGTGTATGAAGATTGGCCCATGGAAGAAGGGGAGTTATATGAGTATCTTGTAAGTACATATGGAAGTGATGATGCAGTAAATACAGTCCATCATTGGGTAACACAAAGAATTAAGGATACTAAAGGAAGAGTGGTTTTGAAAGAAGGTACTCAAGTTCCTGAATCCTTCACATATCGCTTTGCTGATGGTACCGTATATGATAAGGAAGCAACCGTTAGACCAGTTTCAGTGTATGAATACCATTCTGAGATAAATGAAGCAAAACGCAATATTTACCTTTTAAAGCGAGAATACCTAGGTGCGTTTATAGAGGAATTTGAGACATTAGTCCAATATCTTCCAAATCAAGAAACTGAAGAATTCGAGCAAATCAAGCTTTCTAAGGATACTGTCCAAGAGCAGTTTATTAACGTTAAACCGACTTATAGTACCAATATCGGAGAAACGAGTTCTATCGAATTTGCTGCCCAAGAGGATTACTCTTCTAAGATATTTGACACTTCTGGTGCAAGTATTAGCGAAGGTGATGTTTTGGCAGATGGTAGTACCGTTGCAGTTACAACTTCAGGTAATACTAACGTATAGGTAGAAATACTTAAAAAACCCTACAGGCAAAAAAATACCCCCGATTTTTTCGGGGGTTTTGCTTGTTCAGAAAGTTGAATAATATATCAACATCTATACCAACGTAATTCAGACCACCTTTTCATGTAGCCTCGTTGGTAATACTCATCACCGTTGGATAACCAAGACCAATGTCCTGGTACCCACTTTTCATAATCTACTACTCTTTCACACTTCCTGTATCGAGGTCCATAATGTGGGTGGCGATGACCGTGGTCGTACCTCCAATCTCTCCAGTGAGGTGATCCATGGGAATGTCCATGGTGGTAGGAATCCGCAAATGGCTCCCAAAACTCTTTCCAGGTCAACGCTTCTGCCTTTGCAGGAACTGCTAGTGGGAGTAATAGGAGCAAAAATGCGAATCTTTTCATTAGTCTTCGTTGGCTAGGGATGCAAAATAGCTGAGATCTGGTGATTCACCTGCCTCTTCTATTTCTTCTATCTTAGCACCAAAGCCTGCGGTTTTGGTGGGAGTAGGGTCCGCTTTAACAACTGGACTAGCTAGAGGCACTAAATCCTCTTCTTCTTCGTTTGTTTGCACTACAGGTCTTGCTGACTTGTTAAGTACTAAATTCAAACGTGCTGATAACTCCTCATAACTCTTGAAGTTCTTAAGGTCAGTAAACTCTTTAAGAGAATGCTGAGACTTCCAGACATCTTCAAGTGACTTATCATCTAAGTCTGCTAACACAGAGGGTGAGTCAAACTCACTCTTATCATAGTTCCAGTATCCACCAATGGTCTGGATCTTGATCTTAAAG